CCAGAAACCGGCCAAAAACCGGAAGCGCCTGATGCCGAAGATGTGGCGGCGAAAGACGGCCGCACTACATGGCAAGAAACATTCGTGTCCATCGCGCACGGCATGTGCGCCATCATGGGCGCGACCGACAAAGAGCTGGCCGCCGTGCTTGGCGTGCATGTGCGCACCATCGACAAGTGGAAGCACCAGCACCCGCACTTCAAAAAGGCGCTGGAGACGGGCAAGATCATTGCCGACACCCAGGTGGCCGCCGCCCTCTACAAGACCGCAGTGGGTTATGAGCACGACGACATGGACATCCGCACGGTCACGCTGCCAGGTCCCAATGCGGGCAGTGAAGTCGTGATGACCCCGGTGGTCAAGATCGTCCAGCCGAACCCGCAAAGCATCCAATGGTGGCTCAAAAACCGCCGCCCGGCCGACTGGAAAGACAAGTCTGAGGTGTCCGTCGACGTGGTGAACCTGGACATGGACGCCGCAAAGGCCCGGTTCGGTGACCGCATGGCCGAGGCTGCAGTCAAACAGGCTGAGGTCCGTCAGCGCCGCAGGGAGAAGGGCATGGCGGGCGACTGAGGTGGCGAAGCCTTCAATCTTCAATGATCCGCGTTACGACGACTTTGTAGCCCGGTACGCCTACGACCCACTGGCCTTCGCTGTCGAGGTGTGCGGCATGACGCCCAGCGAGGACCAGGCTGAGCTGTTCGATGCCATCGCAGAGCCCACCGCGCGCGTGAGCGTGGTATCTGGCACGGGGTGCTTTGCGGCAGGAACGCAGATGATGCGGGCCAACGGCGAAGCGGTGAACGTGGAAAACATCGTGCCCGGCGACCAGCTTATGGGGCCGGACGGCGACAGCGTGCGCAACGTCGAGGAATTGAAGCGCGGGCGGGAGCCCATGTACCGCTTCACCTACACCGATGGCACCAGCCACGTCTTCAACGAGTCGCACATCCTTTGCTTGGCCGCCGGTGCGAAATACACCTCACGCGGCTCTGCGCCGTACATCAACGTGACGGTGCGTGAGTGGCTGAAATGGCCGAAGACGCGGCAGCTATGCCACTACGCCTACAGATCGCCGGTCAAGCAATTTGAGCGCCCTGCAGAGCCCTTGCCCATGCCACCGTACATCCTTGGCGTGTGGCTTGGCGACGGAAACTCGCAAAAGCCTGAGATTTGCAACCCGGATGACGAGGTGGTCGACGCCTGGGTGGGTTACGTGCGCTCAATGAGTTGCACGGTGAAGACCGCGCTGAACAGTCGAAGCGCGGACGGCAAAGGATGCTGGGTTGTATCGGCGTGCCGTGTGCTTGGCACAGAGCAGGCAAATCCCGTGACGGCAGTGCTGCGCAGCATCGGTGTTTTTGACAACAAACACATCCCTGACGCCTACCTGTACGCCAGCCTTGAAGACCGCCGCCAGCTGGTGGCCGGGCTGATCGATACCGATGGGCACTTTGATAAAAGCAGCGGCGGCTACGACTGGATTCAGAAGGACGAGCGCCTTGCGCGCCAGTTCGCGTGGTTGGTGCGGTCCATCGGCTGTAGCGCCACGATCAAACCGTGCCGTAAGGGCTGCCAAACAGGCGCGGTGGGCGATTACTGGCGCGTGACCATTGGCCGCAATGTCAGAAGCATCCCGGTACGCATCCCGAGAAAAATCAAACCGGCTACCGCCCCATCACCCAGTGACCGCGAAAAGCTGGAGTTCGGCATCAAGAGCGTTGAGCCACTGGGGGAGGGTGATTACTTTGGCTTCACCCTGGACGAAGATTCACGGTTCTTGGGCCACGACTTCACCGTCCTGCACAACACAGGAAAAACCTCAGCCTTCGGACGCATCGCGCTCTGGCACCTGCTGTGCTACCCCGTGGCGATCTACGACGGCAAAGTAGAAATCGGCAGCAACACCTACATCGGCGCACCGGCAGTGCAACAGGTGGCCGATGGCGTGTGGAAGGAAATGACCGACACCCGGATTGCCATCGGGAACGGCGAGTTTTCGTGGCTGCTGCAGTATTTCGACATCACCAAGACCCGCGTGGCAGTCAAAGGGTACGAGGCGCAGTGGTTCATCAGCCAGGTCGCCATGGCAAAAGGCCAAGCCGTCGCCATCGCCGGTAAGCACCGATTCTTCCAGCTGATCATCATCGACGAAGCGGCCGGTGTGCCCGATGAGCACTTCAACGTCATCGATGGCACGCAGACCCAAGCGGGAAACCGCACGCTCATGGCAAGCCAGGGCGCACGCAACGCGGGGCGGTTTTTCGAGAGCCACCACACGCTGAACATCGACAACGGCGGGCAGTGGACCGGCCTGCGCTTCAGCAGCGAAGAAAGCCCGTTCGTCACGGACGAGTGGCTTGAGGCTAGAAAGTTTGAGGCGGGCGGCCGCGACAGCATCGAGTACAAGATTCGATGCCGGGGTCTGTTCGCTGAGAACACCAGCAACACCTTGCTCAGCCGGGGGGACATGGACCGCATGTTCAAGCCCAACAAGGCCGACCACATCATCCGTGACGATGAACCCTTTGGCCTGGTGCTGCTCGGTGACGTCGGCATGGGCGAATACCGGGATGACAGCGTGGCCGTGCTTGCCAGGATCATCGGCGACGGTGACGGCACGCGCACAGACGGCAGCACAGACCCCGACGCCAGGCGCGTCGAGTACATGGGCTTCCCGATTTGCTCAAACAGCATCGACGAAATCCAGATGGCCGGGGACTTGGCAAACCTGGTGGGCAAGCTGAGCAACTGCACGCTCTACGTGGACGCCGGGGGCATAGGCCACGCCGTGTGCAAGCTGATCGAGCTGAGCGGCGGAGTGGTGGAGCGCGTGAACTGGGGCCAGCCGTGCTTCAAAAAGGCCAACAAAGAGCGCTACTACAACCTGCGCGCCTGCGCCATGGTGCGCTTCAGGGACGCCGTGCGCCAAGGCCGCGCCATCATCACGGCGGCACTGGACAAGGTGATCAAGGAAAAGATCGTCACCCAAGGCTCACGGCTGCCGTACCACTTCACAGAAGCCGGGGGCTTGCGCTACGTGATGATGGCGAAGGACAAGATGCTCGAAGAGGGCTTCAAGTCCCCCGACATGATCGACGCCATGAGCTTTGCGTTCCTGGAGGGTTGCCACTACGTCCCAAGCCACAAGGGCGACACTCCGAATGGGGTGGCAAAGGCGAACGTGATTGATGCCATGGCGGCTGAGATTGAGGCGCAGTTGGCGGGACTGTAAGCCCTGGCCATCTGCAGGCCCTGAAATGCCCAACGCTTCAGAAAAAAGCCATGCAAATCAACAATGTTCCGGCTGAATCCTGTGGCCATTTGATGGTGGTGACCGCAGCGGTCTATTTCAGTCGAATTCTCATATGAATCAAGGCTCAAAAGCCGGTGACTTCATGTATTGAATGAGGTTGTCGATTCGGCTTTAGCCCTGGGGCTGGAAACGTGGGGAAGGAAGAATTGGGGGTGAATTAAAGTATCTATAAACGGGCAGTCTCATGCGCGCGCGTATATGCTGATTGTGTCAATGTGTTTCATGGCGCTTACAAATTCATGAATCAGCCGGTCAAAACCCCGTATTTTTGGCACCACCTCAAAGTATTTGTTACAAGCAATCATTTTTTGGCGTTAAAAAACCCGCGCAAGGCGGGTTGATTGAATGCTTGGATGTTCGATGTTGTGATTGGTCAGCGCCGGCTGCTGCTTCGGTGTTTACTCTGTTGGTATTGAGCCAACTTCGGGCGCGGCTTAGCTGCAGGAATCTTCGGGTAGGCTTGAAAGTTTTTTGGGAGACGGCTATACCGCGCCATGCACACATCGACCTGATGCTGGTGCAAGTAAAAAGGACCAGGACCAATGCTGTCGGCAGTAGCCAGCTCTTTGACTATTTCGGGATCAATGCCGGGGATGTGACCGGGGCAATCGTTGGGATGGGTCATTGCCTAATTGCCGTTGACGCTGCCACTCAGCGCAATCAAAAGCCATATGGGGATAGTGCTCATTTTTTAATAGCTTCCGGCAATGCCTTGAGGGTTTTTACACATGGCGCGCACACTTGGTGCCCGCAAAACTTTTGCGCACCGGCCGACGGTGCTGGTTTGTCGCAATAAAGGCACTGAATCTGCTCGCCAGTGGGCTTGAGGTCGGCCAGGGTTTTCTTTTCAGGCTTTGCGTGGCGAAGGTATCGGGCCATCAGAATTTCTCCTTTAGGGCCGCTTCAAGCAGCTTGATTGCAACGCTCACCTGTTCACGGAATGCCTGCTTTGCGGGTACGGCCGCTTCAATGGTTTCGCGCGTGGTGAATCGGCCACCACACGCGCATGAATAGCGCCGCCTGGTGCTGTTATCGCCGGGTCTAACTTCAAGAATTCGGGCTTTGGTTTGGCAGCTGGGGCAGTTCATTCAGCTGGTGCCTCACTGGCTTTACCACCTTGTCGGATGGCTGCTGCGCATATCTGGTAATCCCGCGTGTCCACATTTTTGACGCCTGCAAAGTCAGCTGAAAGCAATGTCCGCGTCATCTCCCGTTCGCAAACAGCCGCACACCGCTCCCGCTCAACCTGTGTGGCTCGCTCTGTTGCGTCTTGATAAAGTTGCCAGTACGCCTCCATAGACTCATTAATATATTGACCGGAGATTGACCCAGCTTCGTGCCGTAAAAAATTATTGTTTTGGCAATAGCGTTTTTTACAAAAATCCTCGAATGCTTCGCGCATTGTTGTGTCAGTCATTTCATCTCTCTCCCAAATAACTCAGCTACGCGGGCAATTGCAAGGCGTGTTGCAGCCTCAGCGCTACGGGTTTTATGCCAACACATCACCCACTTTTTATTCGGAATTGTCGCAGTCGTCACCCAGTCAACGTTGTATTGCTGATATATGTGAATCGTCATAGATAGTTTCACCGCCAGCCGAAGCGCCTGCCCATCTTTGTGTTGCGGCAACCATTCTTCCCGGCCTGTTTCCGGGTCATCGTAGTAATAGGCATCGCTACCATGGCGGTACTCAAGTTCAATGCCATAAGCCTTTGCCGAAAACTCCAGCATTTCTTGGTCGGTTGTGTCAGTCATGTGCGGCTCCTAAGATTTCTGCCGCCGACCAGTTACAGGCGACACGCCAAATCTGCCATGGCGTCATATCGCGAAAGCGGTGCCCGGGCTCTTCTTTTGAAAATCCCGAACGCATCCGATCTTCGCTCAACGGCTGGCGCACTGGTGCTGGGTGGGTGTACAGGGGTACTTGACCTGCTCGTTCTTGATCAAGAAAGACAACCACCCCGCCGATTTTGTAATTCTCCAGGAACTCAATGTCTTTCGGGTTCATCCACGCCAGGGGCTTGCCGTAATCGACCGGTGCAGGCGGATGCTCAAAAAGCTGCACGGCCCGGTGAGGCCCGTTGTGCGGCCACATTTCCTGCGCCAGCTTTGCGTTTTGCAGCGCATCGGCCTGGTCAGCGCACAGCGTTGCCATACCGGATTTGTCAATGCAATACCAGCGTGCTTGCGACTGCCCCGCCTGCGCTGCAAGGGCTGCACGAAGGGCGGTAGCTGCACTTGCCAACCGCTCAATGTCTGTCCCCTCAAGCCCATCGGCGCTTTTCACGGACATATTCTCAATTGCATTGAGCGCGATCCTCATCACTTGTTCGTTGTTCTGGCTCATGTCGTGCCTCCGGTGGGGTTGATGGCTGCGCGATTGATCGGCATTGGCGAAGTGACAACATCAATTTGTTCGTCTTTTAAGTTGTCCCACATTGCCATGCCGACGCCGCAGCACTTGCTGACCAACTGTGGGGTTGTCTTCTGCGACACCAGCTCACCATCAAGCGTTTCAGTCCTTTCGTAGACGAACTCGTATCGCTTGGGCTCACACACGCCGCAGCCGTTGTCGCACGTCCATTGAAACCGGGGCACCTCTGGCGGCATGGCTGCGCTCTGCTGCACTGGGGTGCTTTGCTTCGCTGCGCTAATGATCGCCATGACTTGTGTGTAAACCGGGTTCGCACCCATGTGGTCATAGGGGAACTCATTTACAAACGTCGAAAATGTCGAGCCACGGCCATGCCCATCAAGCCATTTTGCGTAATCATGAGCAAGTTTCAGCAAACCTAATTCGTCGTCAATACTCACTTCGGCATCCTCTCGCACGCACAGCGTCGGGGTGCTTTGCTGTGGCTGCGTGGCATCCATAGAGGCCATGAAGTCTGCCAACCTTTGGGCTAAAACAACGTCAGGGGCCTCACTGGCTGCGACAAACATGGTTTTGTAGGCTTCCCAAAAAGAGGCTAGCTGCGTGGTGGGACGAAGTTCAGATGCGGCAAATCCACCATCCAGAAACGCGCTGGTCAGGATGCGGACAACTTGCTGGCAATCCGATTTGAGCCCCCTGTATATCTGCTGTTCGCCAGTTCCTGCGACAACCGCATAAGGCCAATACCCATCAGCTGCCTGAACCAGTTTGTACCGGGCCAGACCAAGAGCGTCCATCTGTTCGTGTGGGTAGTTTCCTACCCCCTGCATGTCCGGTCCGGCTGGCTGCGCCTTGAGAAGCGGCACAACTACCTGCGCAATTCGTTCGCGCAACTGCTGGGCACCGTGAAATTCGATGGCAATGTCTCTCAGGGTGTTCACCACCTTTGCAATCTCACCGTCTTTTATCGGCTTGGCTGGCTGCTCTGTAGGTGGCAGCGGTGCGGCTGAGATGTAGGCCTGGACAAGCTCAGATGCAGGGTGGTCGCAGCTATCGACAACAAACTTCCCAGTTTTAGGGTCCACCCACAAATTGCATGCGTGCATAAATTCAACGCCCCCCAGCAACCTCCGACTGGCCCCGCCTGCGCCAACGGCTTCAAGTTGGGCGCGAAGATCGGCAATCTCAGCGGCCTGTTCTTTTACATGAGCAGGCACTGCCAGCGGGCTGCCAATTGCCTGACCCCAAAGCGATTCCAGCGCGCTGCCTGGGGCTGGCGTGTCGAATGCATCACGGCACGCTGACAGCGCGTCCATGAGTGCGTCCTTATCCATGGCCAGCTCACCGCCGATCAAAGATTCGGCTGAACGATAGTTCGCAAGCAAAACAAGCATGGCGACTGCTTCGCGGACTTGAGTAATTGAAGCGTTTGCCTGTTCAACTGCCTGATCAAATTTATTTTTCATGTTGGGCCTTTTGTTCGGCCGGTATCAGCCGACCAGTTGAATTGCGCGACAGGTTGAACAACTTGTTCTGCTCTTTGACCTGCTTCACGCGCTGTGCCTGATTCAGACCTTTGAAATGCACGCTGATTTCAGATGGTTTGGTCCACCACTCAAAAGGGTTGCTCATGGCACCCAACTCCGATTTGCCCGGCTTTCTGTTTCGGGTAAATCAGGCGGCAGGCTGGCCGTAAGCGGGCGCGTCGTGCTGCCGTCAGTACTGTTCCAGTTGTTGACGGTCGCGGCAGGTACAGATAGCTTGACCATCCATTTCAACATTACGGATGTTTCAGTTCGACCGGTACAGACTTGGACCACTTCTTGGCCTACCTCAGGAATTTGGCCTTTGAAATAATGGGCGAGAGGTATTGATACCGTTCCTGCTATCTCCATTGGTTGGAACGGAAAGGGTTGATCGGCTATTGAGGATTTAGCGAGAAACCCAATCACACCAGCCGCAGGACACGGCACTGGCGATAAGGAGCATTGATCCGGTGTGACGCATGGCGCGCAGCGGGGATGATTCATTTTGAAATCCTTAATGGTGTTTGATAACAAGAGGCTTCATGGTAGCACAACAATAACAACTGTCGCTAATGGGGCGTTTGTATTGGAAAAGCAGCCCGCGTTGTTTCTCTGCTTGCCGCGACCATCAGCGTATGGCTACACGCATCACATCCCGAGACTTGGCCGCAATGACTGGGCATTGGCTTGCCACGCCGGTCAACGGCTACCTTGGGTCGGGCTACGGCTCAGACGTGAAGTCTTTGGTGCAAACACCGATGGCTGCAGGGCTGGCTGAGGACTTGATTGCCAAGGCCCGCCAGGACATCCCGCTGCTGCTGGTGGCCGCGCCCGGTGCGCTGAACGTCTATGCCAGCGACGTTGGCCTTGACGTAAAGCAAATAGTCTTTGAGGTCAGCGGCGAGCTGATCGCTGTAGACGGCGGCACAGCGACAGCACCGCAGGAATCATCGGCCACTGTGAGCTTGGAGCCTGGTCCGTTTGACACGCTGACTCTGGCGGGAGCGTCATTGCTCGACGAAAACATCAACATCACCCTGCCTTCGCAGGACTACTTTTAAGACCCATGGCAACCTCTGCAAGCACAAACGCGAAGATCGCCCGGTTCATTGCCAACACTGAAAAAGCTGACCGCATCGTCAACGGCGGAATCACCACGCTGGTTGAGACTGACGGTGGCCTGGTGCCCAGCTTCGCCAAGCAGATGCACGACCTGGGGGAGCAAAACGTCAGCGTTTCGCAAGAGTTTCTTGATGCGCTTGAGGCTTCTGTCAATGCGAGTGCAAACACGCGCCTGACGGCCATGGACACACGGATCAATGGCGAAGCGGATGACGTTTTGTCAGAACTGGACACGCGAGTCAATTTGGCCGCTGACGGAATTCTGGTTGGTGCTCGCGCTGCACGGGATACAGCAATTGAAATTCTCCCGAAATTTGTTTCGGTAGCGCCGTCTTCTCCAATTGCAGGGCAGATGTGGACTGACAGCGAAACGGGACGAAAGTACGAATGGGTGATTGACGCCGACAGTAGCCAGTGGGTTGAAACCGGGGCCGTGGTTTCGGTCGGGGTGACCACTGAGGTAGGTGCCACAGGGGCAGCGGCTCAAGCTGCCGCGTCTGCCGCTACAGCAGGTAATAGTGCTATATCAGCTGCGCTTTCAGCATCTACAGCCTTTGCGCAGGCTGACATTGCTACGGTTAAAGCGAGTGAGGCAGCCACCTCGGCCAGCGAAGCGGCCACCGCTGCCGCTGTGCCAGCTTTGGCTTTGCGTAATGACCTTTCGGACACTACTGACCCGCTAAAAAACTCTGCACTTGTCAAGCACAACGCTACTCTAAATTATGTGGCCGGGACTATTGGATGGGCTTTAAACCGCGTCATTGACCCGACCATGTTCCCTTGGTTGGTGAAAAACTCAGGTAGCTATGACGCTGCGGAAAACTCCGCCGCGCTGGAGGCCGCACACGCCTTTGCACAAAGCAGAAATGCGCAACTTAAGTTTTCGGCTGGAGATTACCGTTTTACGGACTTGTCCCTTACGGGTAGTGTTAACTGGATGGGCGATGGAGACGACAGCACGTTCTTGATTTTTACGGGCGGGTCGATGGGTGCTGAGATTACCCTAAACGATGTAAATGATACGGTCAATATGTCAGAGATGACGTTACGCACTACGGGAACAATCGGTGTCGGCCTGGATATCAATTACACGGTCCAGGGGTTTGCTGGCCGAGACGAACAGCGTGTGCGTACAAATAATTTGCACTTTGAGGGCTTGGACCGCCTCGCAAACGGCTGGACTATTCCTTTTCGGATGACCAACATTAACGGCTCATATCACGAAAATCTGTGGCTGAATGGTCGGTCAACAGGGACGGCCAGCAACGCAGAAGCGGACAACACCGTCTCGCCCACTGGCGTGAAAATCACGGGCAACGAGTTTCCGACGGACCACCGTTTTGTATCGCCTACTTTTTACAGCGTCCTCAACTGCTTTGATGTAGATGGAGCTGTTGAAGGCTTAACGATTGAATCCCCTGTTGCCGTTAACGTAGGCCGACTGGTCACGTGGACACCCTCGGGAGGCTTTGGTGGGCGCCCAGGCTACAAGCTGCTCAACCCACACGTCAACAGCTACAAAGGGGTTTCCCAACTCACAGCTATTCAGCAAGTAGAAATTCGAGGGGAAGAGGTTTACCACAACCCTGGAAGTACCTCGAATTGGGTAGCCAACGAACTCACCGATGTGATTGATGCCGTGATTGATGGGCCGGGATATTTCCGCTACGTGGATAACGCCTCAAGCGCCACGTCCGAGGCTATTTGGGTCAAAGGTACATCGACGAGAAACATCAATATTGGTGACGGCACATTCGGCGGCGCGTACACCCGATTGGATGCGGGCGTCAGAATTGATGGGACGGTTCCTACTGGTGCTATTCGTATCGCTACCAGCAACAAATTCAACGGGAATTACCGAATCGCTGATGTTGTGCTTGGGGGTAATTACCAGGTGTTGGGTGAACGTAGTTTAAATGTGTACCGTTCGGCGGGTTTCTCGTTACCGTCCGGTATTGAATTGTTTATTGATTGGGATACAACCGACTGCGACCCAATGGAATTGTGGGCCAGCGGCCGCAACACTTTTACAGTTCCCTCGGGTAGGAATATCAGGTTTATAGATGTAACCGCGTCCATCCAGTGGGATGCTAATTCAGTCGGCCAGCGTCAGCTATTCATTCGGCGCAACGGAATCGTGGCTGCGGGGGACACCCGTAACGCAACTATGGGTATTTTTGTCACATGTCAGTCCGTTAGCCGAATGCTTGCAGTTAATGGCGGGGACACAATCTCTGTGTCTGCATTCCAAAGCTCAGGCACTCCCCTTGAAATAAGTGGCGGAAACGTGTCTAGCTTGCGCATTAAGGTGTTGACGTAAAAGAGAAGTGCAGACACAACGATCGACACCCAAGCTTTCCCCGCACTTTTGGCGCTTTACAAGAATCGCTAAGTCTTTGGGAAAAATACACCAAGTTGATCAGGCTTGCCGCTTTATATTAAGCCCATGATAAATTTCCCACCTTCCCCGGTTGACGGGCAGCAGTACACCAACAACGGACGTTCTTGGCGGTGGAGTGCCGCCGTTGGTGGGGTCGGCGTATGGCAGCTCATTCCCGTCTCTTCGTCTGACGTGGATTCTGCTGCCGCAAGCGCATCCGCAGCAAACACCAGTGCCATGGCTGCTGGAGGTTCTGCATCCACAGCCTCTTCTCAGGCTGGGATTGCAACGACAAAGGCCCAAGACGCAGCAGCCAGCGCAGAGCTTTCAGCAGCCAGCGCAGAGCTTTCAGCGGCCAACGCAGTTGCTTTGCGGAATGATCTCGCCAATACTGTTGACCCGCTAAAAAACTCACAATTAGTTGGCCATCTAAGCCCTTCTGGTATTACCAGAAAAGTCGGTGATGTATTGCGTGAGTGGGAGCCAAAAAACACCCCAAGCGGCGCATTGAAATTTGAGCTAGTAAATGACGCTGCGCCTCTTAATTACGGGGGCACCCGAGCGATTGGTGTTATCCAGCACAAAGACACGGCCAACGGTGGTTTGAATGAGTTTATCCCCGGCATCGTCAATCAATTTGTGGCGTCGGGTAACGGTGTCGTGAACGCGGCTGCCGAGTTGTCTCAGACTATTTGGCAAGGGCAATTCAACTACATGCGCAAAACGGGTGACGGTTCCGCCCACATGTACACCGCAATTGGGGAGCTTGGTGTGTACGGCCCTGGAGGTTATTCTGAGTTGGGCATGTATCAAGGCGAGATGACAAACACGGGCTCCGCGTTGGGCACAATGTCCGGCGTTGAGATGCTCCTGAAAGACAGCCCTGACGGCGGCACGACCACATTCAGCACAAAAATGCAGGGCGTGGTTTCGCGCATTGCAAAATACAACCCAACCATTCGCAAATCCCACAGCTTTTACGCGTCCTGCGAGGGCGCGTTGCCACTGACCGCAATTATTGGGGGGAATCCAGGTGGACTGGCGGCTTGGGAACGTGGCTTTGATTTTCAGGGCTTGAATTTCACGACGGGCCAGTTCGGGCTTGCCCCAAACAACACGTTCTTGGGGTGGCTTACTGCTGCTGGCGGGAGTAGCTCAGTGCTTGGAGTAAACGCCACGAATAACGTCTTCCTGGCCGCAACTGTGCCCAGTGGGTCAGTCAACATCACTAACTCAGGGTTCGCTTCGCGCCTGACAGTAGACGACCAATCCGACGCCGTTGCAATATACGTCGGGGGTGCTTTGCGGAGGGTGGGCGTGGGGGCGGTAGACTCGGGTGGCTCAGGGTTTCGTCAACTTATAGTATTAAATTAATATGCCAAAACAAGTAGCTCAAAATATCATGGCGTTACTGCAAAGGGCGCAGCTCAGTGGCTCAGAAGTTCCAATGTTTATGCAGTGCATGGCAGAACTTGATAAATTTGCAAACCAGATTTCAACTCAGATACCAAAGAATGAAGAGTAATTATGCTTGATGCCTTGGGTTGCTAGTCTTTCGGGAAAAATGCACGACATCTTGTAATCCTCGGGCGGGATAGTCAGCACATGCCCGCAATCACCAAAGAACAGTTCCAGCAAGCCGCCATTGATGCGCTTGGCGGTTACCCGAATGTCGCGCAGTACGTGAAGGCCGGTGACCCACGGGTGCTGGCGCAGATCGGCGCGCAGGCCACCATGCTAGCCATGATGGCGGCCACCGTCGATGTCGCAAAATTTGAGCCATTCGTCAAGTCACGGGACGGAACTGTTCTGGCCGACGCTGCGCTGAAGGGCATCCTGCCATTGGGACGCGCATGCCGAGTCACACTGTCGATTCAGAACACCGACGCGCAACAGGTCACACTGGGTTCGCAACGCCGTTACTTGGATGCCAAGGGGCGACTCTACGAGCTGGACTCTACGGTTGTGATTGAGCCTGGGGGAACGGCTACAGCGACAGCCACTCAGATTCGTCGTCGTTCTTTGACGTCAAAGATTTCTGTTGCCAACGACTTCTACAGCCTGCCAGTCAGCTTGTCGTCCGATGAGCTGTTCCTGAACACGCTTGTCGTCTATCGCGGGCTGGAAGAATTCGCCTACGCGCCGGATTGGTTCAATGTCGCGCCCGGCCAGCTCGCCTATCAGGTGGAAGTCGATGAGCTGCGCCAGATGTTCGTCAAATTCGGCAAGTCCACGGTCATCGGTTATGGCGTGGCGCAGGGCGACGAGTTTACGCTGGACATCACTGAATGCAATGGCCGGATCGTGGACCTGGCACCGGGTTCTGACTTCAACCTTGAGTACATCCTCACGTCCTACGACGCAGGGCTGAAGGCCACGCTGCTGAGCGTGGAGGACGAGGGCGCGGCACCGGCCACGATGCCTGAGCTGCGCGTCATGGCGCGTTACCCGGCGATCTACGACCACAACGCTGTCTACCTGGGCGAGTTTGAGTTTCTGCTTCGCCGGTACATCACGGGAATCCGTTTTCTGTCGGTCTGGAATGAGCAGATCGAAGAGGGCGTGCGCGGCGCGGATGTGGACAACATCAACACGCTGTTTGTATCCGGCCTGGTGACGGGTATGACCAACGCCGCATTTGAAGAGCGTGTGACCACGCTGCTGCGGCGCGCAGACACCAGCTATCGCATCCGGTTCGTGCCCCCAGTGCTGGTGCCGGTGCCCATGACCATCACGGGCTCCATTGCGATTTCGTGGGACCGCGCCACCGTCGAGTCACAGATTCGGTCGCTGATCCTGACGTACTACGGCGACGGCTCAATAAACGTGTCGCAGGGCATGAAGCAGCCCATCAAAAAGTCGCAGATCAACAAGCTGCTGCGCGAAAACATCGACGCCTTGCGCGACGAAAAGGCCGAGTTTGACGTGGCCGTCACGTTGCCCGTTACGCCGCTTCCTGAGCACTTTTTGTACATCGCATCTGCATCGCTGACGGTCAATGTCAGCAGCCTCGATTACGGCACCAGCCTTTGGAATTCCTGAGTCACACACACCAAAAATAGGAGCAACCCATGTTCAATACCACCTTCGCAAACGACTTGATCAAGCTGCTGCTGACCGGCGTGGCAATCCCCAACATCGCAGACAACGCGGCCACCGGCCCGCTGACGAATCTGGTGATTGGGTTGCACACGGCCGACCCCGGCCCTGGAGGCACGCAGGAAACGTCTGCTGTTGCCTACACGGGCTATGCGCGCATCAACGTGCCGCGCCTGGCTGCCAACTGGGTCATCACGAACAATGTGGCCCGCCCGTCGGTGCGGCTGGAGTTCGGCGAGATGACTGGCGGCGTGGAGTCGCTGGCAACTTGGATGACCATCGGCACCGCGCTGACCGGCCCCGGCAAGGTGCTGCTGCGCGGCCGCCTGACGCCTGACATTCAATGCCGCTTGGGGGTCATCCCCGCGATCAAGGCGGAGAGCGCCATCACGTTCGTGACTGCAACGGTGTAATCCATGGCGCACGTCACCGAAAACTTGATCCTGGAGACGAGTGCGCCCGCGCTCGGGATAGCGGACACGGTGCTGCTGCAGGGGACGCTGCCGGGCTACCGCACATTCGCTTCCAAGACGGTCAACAACGACACCTGCCACTACCTGATTCGGGCGGTGGACGTGGTGGGCCGACCTACCGGCGAGTGGGAGACGGGGCGCGGCACGATCCTGGTGAACACGGGCATCTACAGCTTGCGCCGGGACACCATCACCGGGTCAAGCAACGCCGATGCGGCCGTGTCGTTTGCTGCAGGTGTCAAGTACGTTTCCTTGTCGTCGGCAGCACCGAGCAGCGACTTGATCCGGTTTGACCTGCAGGCAGCGCTGGGGCTTGACGCCGCAGGTCAGGTTGCGCACTTCGCCATGACCACGCCGCCACCTGGCTGGATCAAAGCCAACGGCGCGGCCATCTCGCGCACCACCTATGCCCGACTGTTCGCACGCATCGGGGTGACGTTTGGCGCTGGCGACGGCACCACCACGTTCAACCTGCCTGACGCGCGCGGTGAGTTTTTGCGCTCATGGGACGATGGCCGGACGCTCGATAACGGCCGGGCCTTCGGGTCCATTCAGTCCAGCGAGAACATGTCGCACACCCACGGCATCAGCGACGCGGG